TCACTCGCAAGCTCGCGCCAGCTCTCTCAACACCGCATAATCCGCCAGCCATTCAGCAATCAAGGTGCCTCCCGGCAGCGCGGCAAGTTCGTCTGCCACGCGTGCCTGTTCGGCCCGGCTGTATTCCACCACCGGCGGACAGGCGCTGGGCACCGTGTCAAAACTGCCCTCCGCGCAGGCGGTCAAGAAGATCATCGCGGCTGCGAGGGCGGCGTGCGGCTGCGTCCAGCATCTGACGTTGAATCTCATTCGTGCGCTCCAGTTGCTCAAACCGCTCGGCGGCGCGACCTGCGCGTTCGCCTGATCGACGTAGGTTGATCAAAAACAACGCGATGGTGAGCACGACGAGGGCGAGTGCCGTCACCCGCCGCGCCCATGGCGGGGCGAGTAGCCCGACCACAAGGCTGGCCCACATCAGCGCAGGCCCTTCTTCCAGTCATCCATCCGCGCCCAGACGGCCACCGCGATCCCGCCCAGTGCCAGCGCGATGAATAGCCAGCGCAGGATGTCGAGATGCGGCACCAGCGGTAGAATGGCCCCTTGCGCCTCGGCCAGAACCTCCTGCGCCACCTCGACCCCAGCGGCGCCGACGGTCGCCACACCAGCCGCGCCAGTGCCTTTCAGTGTGCGGCTCTGCGCGATGGCCTCGCGCGCGGGCGGTGTTTCCGCCGCAAACGCTGTCGCCCGCACCGGGAACCGCTCGCCCCAGACACGTCCGGGCCCAAGGTCGAGATGGATGAAGCCCGAGCGCGGGTAGAAGCCAAAACCCAGAAACCCCACCTCGCGGGCAGCGGCCTCAAACGCCAGCGGATCATGGTTCGACATGGCGATATCGAAGGCCGTGCCGTCCATGTGTTTTGATCTCGGTGCGCCGCCGACATTGCGGTTATGCTCTGGCGAGCGATAGGCGGATCGGACGATCAGCGGCTTTCCCAGCCGGTCGCGCAGGGCTTGCAGCTTGTCCAGCGCCTCGGGGTGCAGCTTCAGCTGGCCCGTGCCGCGACAGGCGATCTCTGCAGGCGAGAAGTTCTTCCAGCGCCAGAGGCCGTCGGGGACATCGCGGAAATGGCGGAAACTGCGGATGGGGTCAGACATGGGGTCTCTCCTGTGGGTGATGGGCATGCGAAATGGGCCGCAGGCCCGAGAGGGCAGCGGTGGGGATGTGTTGGGCGTGCGGGGTCGTCAGTGTGCCAGCGAGGCATTGCGTGTCGGTATGGACAGCGCGCGCTGGGCGTTCCTGTCAGAGGGCAACAGCCAGTCGCTGTCAGTTGCCATCCCTGCGCTGGAAAGCAGCAAAGACCAGATTGCGCATGTCGTGGATATCGCGCTCGATCCGGGCGAGGCGGTCATGATCGACGCGCCGGTCCTCGTCGCGCCGCTTCTCGATGCGGGCGCGCTCCTCGGCCAGTTCCTGCTCCAGCTTGTGCAGCAGGGCCTCGTTGGTGAAGGCTTTGCGCGTGACAGCAGTTGCCAGCCCGGCAATGAAAGTGAACCAGACGCCAATGGCAGCGGCCACGCCATGATCGCGCAGGGCGCGCGTGATTTCTTCGATCAGGGAGGTGCGGTCAGTCATGCTGGCTCCTTTTGCGCGGGCAAGGCCAGCGGTTCAGTAATCGGTTTCGACATAGACACCGGAACAGTCATAGGCGACGGCGCCTGCGGTGCCGCCATTGTTCATGTAATTGCGGGGGCTCAGGAGTTGGTTGGCGGCAGGGAGGTTCGCAATGATCTCGACCTCGGCGATGGCGCCCGAGACTTCCTCCACGACGCGCAGCCAGACCGAGGCGGCATTCGGGGCGGCGTAGAGGAAGAGCGTCAGGACGTTTGTCGGCGCATCGACTGGGAAATCTGCCCCGAGATCGATCAGCGTGGGCGCGCCGGAGCCTGAGTTATGCACCATCTGCCAGTTGGCATGGGTGCCGCGCTGGAAGCCGATCCCGATGGCGTTGACGACGGCAGAGAGGGCCAGCGCGGTCGCAAGCGCCGAGGTCGAGCCGATCAGCCCGAAGAAGCCCATGCCAGTGGGCTGCAGCGTCGTCAGCGAGAGCCGGTTCACATAGGTGAAGCCGCCCAGCCCCTCGGCATTGCCGCGCCAGCAGACCCAGCCGGCCGAGCGTTCCTCGGCCGCGGCGTCCACTGTGGCCGCGCTGGTCATCCGCCAGCGGCGCATGGAGGTGGAGAGGTTCGTGGTGGCAAGGCCGGGCGTGGAGGCGGTGCCGACGCCCGTGCGCGGCATGCCGATCGCGTTGATCGTGGTACCCGAGGACGGGGCCCAGTACGCGATCCGGTTCACCCCGAAATGCGGCTGCAGCGGGAACAGCCGCCCCGAGGGGCGCATGACCTCGAGCCAGGCCGACCCCGCCCGGTCACGGGCGTAGAGATGGATGCGGCCTGCGGGCGGCGGATCGGGGGGCGTCGCGCGGCCGGGCAGGACCATGGGCTCGGGCAGTTCCACCCGGCCACTGGTGCGGTCGATGCGGATGGCGTCAAAGTAGGCCGATCCGTCCGGGCTGACCTTGAAGCTGAAGTCGTCGTTGCCGAGGAGACCGATCAGGGCGCGGGCCGAGAAGCCGGTCTTGAAGGCGAAGGCGGCATCGTCGCCCGGCGCGTTCTTGTTGAAGGTCGCCTCGATGCCGTTGCCCGCATGGTTGAAGAGCATCGCGGGGGTGTTGATCGAGAAGCGGTTGTAGCTGTCGGCCGTGGCCCAGCCGAGGCCGAGTTGCTGGGCGGTCAGGTTCGCCTGGGGCATGCCAACCTGTGTCACGCTGTTGGCGAAGGTCACGGTGGGCGTGTTGATCACCGTCGTACCGCCCGCACCTGCGGTGGCCGAGCCGATGTTGACCACGGTGTTCGACCCGGACGCGCCGCCGGTGCCGATGTTCACGGTCTTGGTGGTGCCGTTGGTGGTGGCGCCGGTTCCGACGCCATAGGTCGCAGTGCCGGTGGAGGTGCCGAGGGTCGCCGTGCCCCCGGAGGTGGTCAGGGTGCCGGAGAAGGTCTTGTTGCCCGAGAAGGTCTGCGTGCCCGCGAGGATCGCCAACTCGCTTGAGGTGTTGGGCAACGTGTAGGTCCGGGTCTGGCCAGTGGAGATGGAGGCGAGCGAGAAGACCGCCTTCTTCGTCGGATCGGCATTGTTCACCAGGCTGAAGACAGCATCAGACACATCTCGGGGTTCGCCGACGCTGGCCCAGCTGGAGCCGGACCAGACGAAGAACGCGCCTTCCTCCGCGACCCAGACCAGCCACCCGGGGCGCGGAACGAGCCGGATCCACGCGCCATCGACCCAGAAGGCGATGTTCAGGTCCCATCCTGCCCATAGATCAGTCGCGCCCGAGGCGACAAGATGGCGGTCGCCGTCGGCGGGGCTCGCGGGCGGGGCGGTGCGCATGCGGTCCAGCACCGCCAGCTGCACCATGGCGTCCAGCAGGCGCAGCGCCTCGTTGTGGGTGACATGCTTCTGGGCCTGCGCGGCCAGAATATAGGGCAGCAGCAGATTGCTGGTGGTGTCGGACATGGTGATTTCCGGTTGTGATTTGAAAGAAGGATCAGAAGAACAGCGTGACTGTCCGCGCTGCTCCGCGCCCGATCAGAGTGGAGAGCTGGGCGATGCGGATGGTCAGCGCGTTGCCGGGACCGAGCAGCGCGCCCCAGTCGGCGATCTGGTCAGCACTGGTGTAGATCGCACTGGTGGTGTTCGTGCTCAGCGTGCGTTTCACGGATGCGCCATCAAGGATATCGACCTCGTATGCCTCAAGCTCCTCGGCCAAGGCCACTTCACCCGCGTTCCAGTTGTCAGCGGCCAGCGCCCGCGATCGGCGCACCCAGCGGATTGTCAGATCGCCGGGGTTCCGCGCTCTGCGCCAAGGCTGGTCGATATGCGCGACCGAGAAAGGCCGCAGCCCGGCACCTTCGGGTGTGAATGTCTGCGCCACATAGCTGTCATCGCTGGGTGCTCGCGCGGCGGGGCCGATGCGCCAGTTCCATGGCAGGCCCAGATCGGCCTCGGAAATCGGCAGCGGGGTCAGGCTGTCGTCCAGCACCACGACGCGCGCGCCTTCCTGCGTGGGACTGCCCATCGCGCTTTCCGTGCCACGCTGACCGCGCAGCAGCCGCGTCAGGCGATAGCGCCCCGGAGCAATCAGCTCGGCCGCGCCAGCCTGCACGATCTCCCACTGCCCTGCATCCGTTTCCACCGCCAGCGCATTGGCCCCGCCAAAAAGCGCGATGTCGGCGACACTTTCCAGTGTGCCTGCGAACAGATCCACGATCAGCTCATTGCCCAGATCGAAGCGGGATGTCGGGCCAGCGTAGAAATCCGCGACCAGCAGGCCCATCCGCGCCCGCCTGCTGAATGTGGTCAGCTGCTCGAACCCGTCGCTGCCGGGGCTGCGATAGACGGCCATCTCGCCGGGCCATGGACGCGCATGGGCGGCGATCAGAGGGCGATGGGGCGCAATCTCCTCGCGCAGCTGGGGCAAATCGAGAAACAGCACATCGGGGGCACCAAACACCATCGGCGTGGCCAGTGTCGCGGGCCGGGGATTGCCGGGGGGCAGATCGTAGATCGCGCGGTCCTGTCGCAGGGCCTCAACGCTGCGAAATGTCGAGTCTGCCAGTGAGACCAGCCGCATATCGACTTGCCGCCCGTCATGGTCGAGCGCGATCACATCGCAGGGATCAAGCGCAAGGCGCGAGGGGGGCAGGCGAAACACGGCTGTTTCGCGCCCTGACCAGGCTTCCATCAGCGCGCGGCGACAGCGGCGCTCGGCCTCTTCGGGCGGGACAGCCATGGGGAAGCTTTCAAGCGCAATGCGCGTGGTGTCCACCGTGATGCGCTGCGCTTCGACTTGCGAGGCATCGTAATCCTCATCGGCCCGCGCGACCTGCCATTTGAGGGCCTGCGGCAGCTCGGTTTCCTGCGCGCGGGTGAGTTCCAGAACTTCGGCCCCGGACCCGCCATCACCGCCCGCGCCGGTTCCCGAAGCGACCATATCCTCAGCGCTGATCACAGTGACGGCAGCGCGCCCACGCATGACAAAGCGGATCACACCGCCCGTCTCGACGGCATCAAAGCCGAAATGCCGCGCGAGTGTGGCGATGGAACTGCGCGGGCTCTCCAGTGCTGCGATCACATAGCCCTCGACAGCGCCCCAAAGGCCCGAGACATCGATGCGGTCCTCGGGCAGCCCAGCGCGCAGGCAAAGCTGGCGGACGAGGGCTGCGAGCGACACAGCCCCCAGCCGCCCTGTCAGCCAATGGCCCAGCCGCCAGTTCGGGCCATCGGTCCAGACTTCGGTCAGCGCGGGGAAGAACGGATAGGGTCGCGCATCCCATGTCCAGGCCGCGCATTCGGGGACATGCACCATGCGGCCGCCATAGATCGAGGAAACCGGATTGTTGGCAGCCTCGCTCCACCAGAGATAGCTCGCCTCGAGATAGGCGCGCTGGATCGCATCATCCCGCCAGCCGCGCGAGAAATAGGGCACGAAGCTCTCGGAGGATTTGGGATCAAAGAAGACATTCGGCTGGTTGGTGCCGCGATCCACAGCGGGGCAACCCAGCTCAGTAAACCAGATCGGCTTTGATTGCGGCACCCATGCACTGGGTGTGCCGCTTTCGACCCCACCGGGGCGATCAAAGTGCGGTTCCGACCACCAGCTGCTCAGATCCTTGTAGCGGTAGACCCAAGGCTTGCCATGTGCGCCGTCAGCAATGGCCGTGCGCTGCTGTGCCACGCGATCACCGGCACTGGCATAGAACCAGTCAAACCCTTCGCCGCCTGCGATATTGGATTGCAGATAGGCGCGGTCATGGATGGCAGGCCAGCCGCCGTTCGGGGGCTCGCTTGAACCGATGGCGCTCGCCCCCTTACCATCAGCATGATCAAACCCGTCGCGCCAGTCCGAGAGCGGCATGTAGTTATCGATGCCGATGAAATCGATGTTCGGGTCGGCCCAGAGCGGGTCGAGGTGGAAGAGCACGTCTCCGCTGCCATCATCCGGCTGATGGCCGAAATACTCGGACCAGTCGGCGGCATAACTGATCTTCGTCCCGGACCCGAGAATGGCGCGCACATCCGCCGCCAGATCGCGAAATGCCTGCACCGCCGGATACGTGGACGCGCCCGAGCGGATTTGCGTCAACCCGCGCATCTCGGTGCCGATCAGGAAGGCATCGACGCCCCCAGCCACCGCGCAGAGACGAGCATAATGCAGGATCATCCGGCGCAGGCCCCAGTCATTGGCAGGGCCGGTCCAGATCACACTCTCGCCCAGAATGGCGAAACTGCCCGGTGACGCACCGCCAAAGAAGCTTGCCACCTGCGCGGCTGCACTCGCGGTCTGGTCGGCACTGCCTGCAAAACCTGCCGCTGGCGAACAGGTGATCCGCCCCCGCCATGGGAATTTGGGCTGGCCGATGTCGGCTGCGTTGTCGCTATAGGGATCGGGCAGCGTGTTCCCTGGTGGCACATCCATCATCAGGAAGGGATAGAAGGTCACGCGCAGCCCGCGCGCTTTCAGCTCCCGGATCGCCTGCACGACGGCGAAATCCGCAGGCGTGCCACCATAGACCGGACGATCTTCGGAATCACGGCTCACCAGCTGCGCCGTCAGCCGCGTCACGCCATTCACGGTCCAGCTTGCATTTGGCGTGGATTTGTCGATGAATTCGACCTTGGGCCGGATCGTGCAGTTGCCTGCGCGCAGATCATCGCCGAACCAGGACACCACGAGGCTGACGCTTTCGACGCTCGGCACCATGGCCTGCAAGCGGTCCAGCGCCACGACCATATCGGCGGTGTCGGCGACTGCATTGGAATTCTCTGCGCTGCTGATGCCGCCAAGCGTCATGCCAAACAGTCCAGCGCCAAGGCTGCGCCCGCCTTCAACCTTGCGCACGACATCTGTCGCATAGGTGAACTCACCCGCCGAAGGGATCAGCGTGACCGCGCGGATCAGCCCTTCGGCCGTGTCGGGATCTGCCAGCGGACGGAACACCTCGAAGGTCAGCTGCGGGATACGATTGCCGTAATCGCCCAGCGGCAGGTCTTCGAACATGACATAGGCCGTGCCGCGATAGGCGGGCGTGTTGGCGGCCCCCATCCGGGCCACAATAAAGGGATCGGGCTGCTGCGCGTCATCGCCCGGGTACCAGCGCCAGGTGATGCCAGAGAGATCGAGGGGTTTGCCATCGGCCCAGATGCGCCCGATGCCGGTGATCCCTCGCCCTGCCGGGCCTCCTCCACCTCCAATCTCTCCCCCGGAGAGATTGGTCCCTGCGGGACCGGCTTCGGAGCCTTCGCAGAGTGCGACCGCGAATGACGCATAATAGAGATACTCGGTCGTCCTGACCCTCGGCCCGCCGCCCTTGCCACCGCCGCGCTGGGTCGTGGTGCGCGTCTCCTCCCGAAAATCCGTGGCCCAGATGATATTGCCGCCGATCCGCATGCGTCCAAAAACGCGCGGGATGACCGCCCCCTCGGTCGAGGAGGTGATGCGCAGCGTATCGAGCCGCGCACCTTCGATGCGTTGGGCAGGTGCCAGCGAAGAGATCAGCCAGCTGTCGATGGCCGAGCCCACTGTCGCCCCGATCATCCCGCCAATGGCCGCACCCGACAGGCCAAGGAAAGCTCCGCCAAAGCCCAGCCCGATGCTGGAGCCAACAGCGCCAAGGACAAGGGTGGCCATCTACATCAATCTCTCAAGGGGAACAGGAAGGCAAAGGCGATGCGCCGTTGCCAGGCGGGACTGAGCGGCTGCTCGATCACGCCGAGCCGCTCATAGGCGTGGATGAAACTGTCAGGTCCGGTGAGGATGCCGACATGTTTGGCGATGGCACGCGGCATCATCCGGAATAGGAGCAGCGCGCCGGGTGGGGCCTGCGCCGGTTCGACCTCGATCATCATTCGCCGCGCGCCTTCCGCCATTACCTCGAGCGACCCGGTTTCGCCCCAGTCCCGGCTGTAGGGCGGGATCGGGAAGGGTTCGGGCCCCACAACCTCGCGCCAGACGCCACGCGCAAGGCCGAGGCAGTCACAGCCCACGCCGCACATGCTCGCCTGGTCGTGGTAGGGTGTGCCGAGCCATCTGCGCGCAGCGGCGATGACGATAGAAGGTTCGGCGCTCTTGCGCTGGCTCACTGTGATTGCATCCCTCACAGAACACCCCCTTCATGGCCACCATCGCGCGAGGCGTAGCGCAGAATGGTGTCCTGTCCGGGGATGTGGGGAAAGCCCCGGAAATTGACAGTGTTGGCGAACTTTGCGCTGCAGGTTTCGATCCGCTTGTCGCAACCAGCGTGGATGGTGAAACCGTCGCCCTCAGTGACAGCGCGCACGGGCGCTTCCAGCAGCGTAAGTACGGCCACGCCATCTACCAGATCATGCGCCAACACCTCCGCCCGCCCTCCGGCATTGGCACCAGAGGTCCAGTGGACGGTTCCAAAGGCAAACCAGCCGGAGGCAAAACCCGACAAGCCATAGGCGGTGAAAGCCCGGTCGCGCAGCAGGTCGATGACAGCACCGCTGCCCTTGTAAGCCGGGTTCTCCAGATCGACGCCGCAGCGCGCATCGCCCAAGCCCGCATCGCAGCCTGCCTGAAACGTCCGCCCGACAGTCTGGCCCAGCACATGCGCGAGGCTGCGCACCTCGGCGACAAAGGCCATGCGCCCGCGCCGGATTTGCCCCACAGCGCCCCAGCGCATCAGCACCCGCTGGCTGGTGTCCGCCCAGTTCACGCGCCAGAGCTCGACCTCGGCCGCATCCCAGCGCCCGTCGAGAATATCCGTCTCGGTGATCCGGTCCGAGGACAGCACGCCTTCCGCATCCTGCGCATCCACCGACAGGTCCGACCCGGCGCGGATTTCTGAGGCCGCAAAGCCGCTTTCGGGCTCGAATTCGGTGCCCTCGAACACCAGCGCGCAATCGTGATCGGTAAAACCGAAGCTGACCCCATCCGCGCGGGTGATGCGCCAGCACCATGCGAGTGTCGTGGTCCCTTCGTCGAGATGCGCCTGCAGTGCTGGGTCGATCTGTTTCATCGCCGGATCTCCAGCAGGGGAATGGAGGTGATCGAGCCCAGCCGCTCGATATCGAGGGTGACGTCCAGCGTGTCGCTGTCGAAACGGACAGGGACGTCGAATTCGAACCCGGCGGTTATGGCTATTCCCGCCGCCGGGGCTGTCCCGAATGTCACCACGCCAGTTGTCGTATCCACCGACCAACCGCTGACCTGTTCAACCCCACCCAGCGCAAGGCGGACGCTGCCGGCGACAGGCTTGGTGATGGCGCGGGTCCAGTTCTGGTCGCCGGACGTGTAGCGTTTCAACAGCGCGAAACTGGTCACGCTGCCATTCCCGGTGCCAATGGGCTGGTCCAGCGGCCCGGGCAACTGTGAGGGCGCGCAGGATTTGTAATCCGACCAGTCCTTGAAGCGAAACCCGTGCAACCGGCCATTCCGCGCTTCAAAGAAGGCGACGACAGCGGCCAGATCATCGGCGCGGCGAATGCCATAAGCGACATCATAGCGCCGTCGCGAGTTGGCCCAGCTGGCATTGCGCTCCTCAATGCCCGAGCCCAGCTCGACGATCTGCGTGCGCCGCTCGGGACCACCCCGCGCACCACGGCTGATCGCGTCCGGAAACCGGACCTCGTGAAAAGACATCTGATCCTCGTCTCAGGAAGTAGGGGTTTGCTCAGGAAGCGGGTCGACTGAGGAGCGGCTATCGGGACTATTTCTGCCGTTCGCTACTGGTGCTCTCATGAAAGTCAACTTAGGTGTTTCATCCCGGATGATCACATTTCTCCTCGGCGATCCGCCCGATTTAAGAGCCGAAGACGAAGTTTGAAGTTGAAATGACTTGTTTAGCAGGCAGGTTCAGGCGATCTTTACGATAGGCGAAATGCCACTTGCAGAGTGTGGGGTTAAGCATTGCGTGTTGTGGTGAAATTTATCTCTTATATCGTGATCACTCTCCTTGCGGTCCTCCCGTCACTATCAACGCCAACTTTTGCACAAGCATTGCGTCTTTTGGAAAACTGCACACCGCCGGTGGGTGTTGTGTTCGAGTTTGGAATACGCAACGATATTCACGGCAACCGCCTTCAATCTGAAGAAGATGGATTCGTTATGGCGGATGATGGGTTCGCCGGCATGTCACCCAGCTTTGCCTTCGACGGAACGCGTTTTTATGTTCGATGGGGCTCCTTGAAGGTGCCCGGCGTCAATGTGCCTGAGCCTGCTTGGGAAGAAGCTATCGTCGTTCAAGTAACTGCAAACAGAGTTACTGCGATTGAGCCCTATGGCGAGCGTGGAATTTGGATGCATACGGTCTTTTGGCGCAATGCTTCTGTTTTTTCTTCAAGGCATAGCGAGTTTATTTCTACACTCGACCCCACCGGCTATGTGACCGATGGCGCAATATACCATATGACTTGTGATCCCCGTTAGCATAGCCAAGTCGGAATGGGAGTCGTCGAGATATCTCAATCGAAGGACTGACTGGCCGCTAAGGGCTCATTGTGACCATGCGCCGCCTTCCACCGCACTCACATGCCCCGCCGCCCGAGATTGACCGCGCGCGCAATGTCTGCTGCCACCTGCGTGCGGGACTGCCGGAAGCTTTCCGCATCGCGCGCCATGATGGTGACATTCACGGTCGTGCTGCCATCGCCACCGCGACCCCCATAACCAGCAGCTTCCCGGCGCGAGAGCACGCGCTCCCCGCGCTGCAGGATCGCCGGCACTTCGTCGGGCTTGAGTCCGGCCCAGCCACCGGAATGCATGCGGGGCGCAGCTGCGAAGGCCATGGTAGGCACCATGCGCCCCGGAGCAGGACCGCCGACCACACCGCCTGCATGGAAGATATTGGCGAAGAGCCCGCCTGCGCCGCCCAGCACGCCAGAGAGCAGCCCTGCCAGTGGCCCAAGGATAAAGCGCCGCGCGGCGAGCCGGGCGAGATCAGCGATCATCGAGGTCACCAGATCGCGGAAGTCGAGCTTCCCCTTGCGCACGAAGTCCGCGACGGCGTTCTCGGCCGCCCCGAACGCGCCCACCAGCGCCTGACCGATATCCGCACCGATATCGCGCGCCTTGTCGGCATACTCGGACAGGGCTGCGGTGACTGCTTGCCAGCCGGTCAGCGCAACAGTTGCGCCACTGGCCGTGTCCGAGCCAGCCTGCCGCCCCGCAGCGCCTGCGCGTCCCGCTGCTGCTTCGGCCTGATCGAGCGCTTCCGACATACGCTGCGCCCCAGCTGTGGCGGCATCCAGCGCATCTGCGCTTTCCTCGCCCGACCCGCGCACTGCTGCCAGCAATGTGGCCATGGCCTCGCGTGCGCCGTCAAAGGCACTGGCCAGCGTCGCATCCGCCCGCGCGCGAAACGCCGTCGCAGATCGTTCGGCGCGCATTATCCCGGCGTCGAAGCTCGACACCCAAGCCTGTACGCCCAGCGCGTCGATCTGGAAACCCGCGCCGATCACATCGGCGATCTGGTTGAAGCCGGGCGCGATCCGGCTCAGGAAATCCGCCCATGTCTGGCCCAAAAACCGCATGAGCCGCAGCCAGAGGGCTTGGATATCTGCGCGCATGGCCCGAAACCGGTCGCCAAAGGCCGACATGGACGCGGCCATGCCATCCCAGACCGCGCGCGCGACATTGCCCATCAATTCCAGCGCGGCACCGAAGCCACCGGCGCCGGAAACAAGTCGGCCAAACTGATAGACCAACTCGCCCGCCCCCACGATCAGCGCGCCGATGCCCGTGCGGATCAGCGCCCCGCGCAGGACGACCAGCGCTGTGGCGAGCCCGCGCACGGACAGCGCCGCAGCGGCCAGCCCGGCCACCCAGCGCCCTGCCATGAAAGCGGCGAAGGTACCAGCGATGCTGACGAGCCGCCCGAGATTGTCAAAGAGGCCCCGGATCGCCATGCCGAGCGGGCCGGTCGTGCGGGCGACAGCGGCCATGGCATTGGCGACAGCTTCCAGCGCCGGGGCGGCAGCCACCGCCAGCTGGTTCGACAGCCCCCGCCAGATCAGGCCAAGGCGTGAGATGGCATCATTGGTGCGCTCGATCTGCGCTGCGTCCTGATCCGAGACCACCACGCCGAAATCGCGCACATCCTGCGTGGCTTGGCGCAGCGTCGCGCTGTCGATACGCCCGAACACGAGTGCGGCGCGATCCCCGAAGAGTTGCGAGGCAATGGCCGCGCGTTCAGCCTCGGGCACGAACTGGCTCAGTGCCTCCTGAATGGTGGCGATGCGGGCGTCCAGCGGCAGGCGTTGCAGAGCCTCAGCAGACAAGCGCAACCGACGCAGCGCCTCGACCGCAGGCCCAGTGCCCGACGCCGCCTGTGACAGGCGTCGCGTCAGCTGGATCGTGGCCTGCTCGACCTGACCCATCGACACGCCTGCCAGATCGCCTGCGCGTTCCAGCACCTGAATGCTGGCCACAGTGGTATCCAGCGAAGCCGCAAGCTTCGCCTGCGCGTCGACCGTTTGCAGGCCGGAGCGGATCATGGCCACACCTGCCGCTGTGGCCGCCGCAACAGCCGCTGCAGCCGCCAGTTTCACCCGACGCGCAAAGCCTGCCAGCCGCCGGTTCGCCGCCTCCATCTCCGCGCTCAGCCGCCCAAAGCCACGCTTGCCAGCCTCGCCCACGCCCTCCAGCTCAGAGCGCACCTGACGCCCACCCACAGCCGCAAGGCGGACGCTAACCCGTTTTTCCGCCATGATCTGCTTCCATCTGTTGGTTGAGTTTGGTGACCATCACGGCTTCGATGCCAGGCAGCAGTTCCGCCAGGACCAGAGGTGGCACGCCCAGCGCCTGGCCCAGCGCCAGTGCGGCGCTCATGTCCCAGCCGATCACCGCACCCGGCGCGATCCGCAGCTGACCACCAAGGCGGCCCACCAGATCCCGGACCTGCCAGCCTTCCTGCGAGAGCGGGCGGTTCAGCCGCGCGGGGCAGTCTTTGCACGTCCCTTCACAGGCGTCGCAGTAGCGCGCGCCCCCGCCGAACTCCCACTCGGCAAGGGCGCAGAGGCGTTTTTTTCCTGTTCCAGCAGCAGACCTTTGGAGACATAGGTCAGCTGGAAGGCTTCAAAGATCGGCCAGATGTCCAGAAGCGCATCAATGGCCTCGGGGCTGGGGTCGATGGGCACACCATCGGCATCACCGATGCCTTCCCAATCGAGCACGGCCCGCCGCGCGAGGGCTTTGGCGAAGGCCATGGCTCGGGTCTCATCCGTGGCCTCATCGGGCACGGCCTCGACCTCCGGGTCAGCGCGGGTGGCGACCATGAGCGCGGTGGTGAGGGGGCGCAGCTGCACCCGCACGCCGGGGGCGAGATCATGCCAGCGGGGCGCGTTGGTCAGATCGAGGGTCAGCATTCAATAAGTCTCCATGGCGTTGATCAGGGTTGCAGTGCACATCCGCCCGACAGTCGCATCCCGCGCAGCCTGCCAGTCGAATGTCGCCTGCACGCCCTGTGGTCCGGCAATCTCGATGCGCGGGCGTGGCAGATAGACGGCGTGCACGGTGAAGGTGAAGCTCTCGCCCGAGGGCAGGACATAAGCGAATTCCATGGCACAGGGATCGCCATTGATGGCCTGCGTGACCAGCGTCTGATCGGCGAAGCGCACCTCGATGCGACCGGTTAGCGCGGCGATGGATGGATCAGCGCCATCAATGCGCCCATCGGCGCGGATGGTTTCGATCCGGTCGAGATTGTTGGCATAGGTGATTTCGGCCGAGACGACATTGCCCAGATCGACGCCATTGCGCTTGATCGAGCCGTTGAAATGGCCGAAGCGCTGCAGGTCGAGCGTGGCGGGTGTGCCTGCGCTGGTCGCGGCACCCACTATTTCGCCCTGTGCCACCAGCCGCGCCGTCGCGGTCAGCAGGCCCGAGCGCTGCATCTGCCAGCTAAGCTGATCCAGCACGCAGCCCGAATACATCGCGTAGCGCGGGACCTCTGGCATGCCGGTCTCGATCGACATGCTGGGTAGCGCCCATGCGCCGGACTGGAATTGGTGGGTGTAGGGCGCTGATGACCCCGTTGTCGTCGGGTTGCCAAACGCGGCCTTCAGCCAGAAGCCAAAAGCCTGCGCATCAATCGGCACCACCACATCGCCATCCGAGGTCACCGCATCCTTGATCGGCGGTAGCGGATCGCGGCCATAGCCCAGAAGCTCGCTGTTCAGGAGCGGCTGCTCGGCGCCAAGTGTGGCGCTGGCGAACGGCATCCGCACAAAACCGCTCGCGGGCGGCGTGCCATAGGTCGTCTCGAACGCCAGCGCCATCTGCGCCCGCGCCCCCTGGGCTCGTGCCATGGTGTTTCTCCTCGGGTTGTCGGGTGGGTCAGGCCAGCGGGTCGGCTGTGCTGTAGTGCAGGATAGCGGGTATGACCGCGGCTTTCAGGCTGGCCGCGCCCTCAATGGGTAGATCGACGGGGCGAGGGGCCTCGGCTTCGATCCAGTCGCAGTGTCCGCCCAGCGTGCGGTCGGCGGAGAGTGCCGCGCCGATGCTGGCGCAGAGCGCGGCGAAGGTCGCGTCGCGATCGGCCCCTTGCACGACCGCCTCGATCTCGGCGCGGTGCTGGTAATGGTAGCGCAGTGGCGACAGCGTGACGCCGGGCTCGCCTGGCTCGCCATCGCGCAGGATCATCAGACCGGCGGTGGAAACGCGCTCGGGCAGAACCTCGCCGCGCAATACCGGTACATGCGGCACCGTGCGTAACAGGTCCGCCAGGGCGGTGAGGATGGTTTCGCGCGGGGTGGTCACTATGGTTTTGTCCTATGCTGAAGAGCTGCAGGAGGCGTCCTCATGTGCATCCGATCCGGGAAGGTGATAGACGGTCATCGTCACAGGAACATTCGGAGTCGGAGCCAGCGAATGAAACATCAACTGACTGGAAATTCGGGCTTGTATCGTATCGCATGGGAGTTGTCGCGGCGTGGATGGAATGTCCTGCCAACCGTCCGCAACGCCAGAGGTGCCGACCTGTATGCGGTATGTGAGGATGAGACCCGGATTATTGCGGTTCAGTCAAAAGCACTTTCAAAGCGGGCTGATGTGCCGCTGGGTGGATCGCTCGCGGCACTTCGTTCCATGTGGTGGATCGTAACTCTCAACGCGAATTCGGATGAGCCGAGTTGTTTCATTCTCAATCTGGATGAGGTCAAAGCCAATGCGGTCTCTAACACGAACAAGGAAGGGAAGGTCTCATACTGGCTGCCATCGAGATTCTTCATGAACGACATCTACAAGGATGCATGGCACAGGCTTGATGCGGAAACATCCGCGCACTAGGCAGGTCTGCCTTTATCCTCTACCCGTTGCTTACCTTATGTGCCCTTCCACCCATTTCGTGACAATCGCGCCAGGCAATGCGTCCTGCGCCCGGGCGGCATCGCGGGCGAGGTCCAGTCGCTTGCGCAGTTGGACCTGCGGCACCAGCAGGAAGATCGGCACGGTCGTCACACCACGCCCGGTCTTTGATCGAGATGCCACAGCGCGGCCGCGTGCGTTCAGCCGCCCCTCGGCCACCAGCAGGCTCGGACCAGTGCGCCTGTAGACGAAGCGCAGGCGCAGGCCCGAGCGGCGTTCCCATTCGCCGGGGGCGATCCGGCCACCACGCGCGGATTTCCCAGCAGCGGGAGTGGGGATCGCCAGCCAGAACCCGTTTTTTGACCGGATCAGCGGCCCTGTATCATGCGCACCGATGATCACAGGCGCTTTCGACCAGACAATCGCTGCCGCATTCAGGCTGGTTTTGCCCTTTGGGAACTGCTCCGACCTGATAGTGCGCGCCAGCCGCTGACCCAGCCCGGCGCCGGTGATCTGCGCGCGCCAGGCGGACTTCAGGCTGTTGCCAGCCTCGCGTGTGGCGGTGCTGACGGCCCGCTCGCCTGCCTTGATCTCAGCGGCCATCATGGCGACGAGGTCAGGGGTGATCTCCAGCTTCAGTTTCATGCAGGCCTCAGATTGACGGTCCAGACCAGCCTTTCGCGGTCGCGCACCGGTTCGCCCTGGATGAGGAATGCCTCGCCGTCGATCTCGATCCGGTCGCCGGGGCGTGGGTTCAGGACCTCGGCCACGCGCAGGTCGATGCGCGTGGTCTCGGACCAAAGCCTTGCGTCACCGAAGCTGGTGACCTCATCCGCGCGGCGGGTGACCACGCAGACGAGTTTCGGTGCGCCACCATCCGCGATCCAGGTTGCATCGCGGGCGATGTTGGGATCGGCGAAGAGGTTGTCGATGGCCGCAGTGAAGACCGACATGCGCGCGCCCGTCAGTTCGAGCTGTGCAGGCGGATCGCGAGGCGCGGGCGCTTGTTGACCGGCAGAATCGAGGCTTCCGTCATCAGGTCGATCCAGCGCCCCTTCGCGTCCATCATCTGCCGCGCATAGAGCGGCAGACCGATCGTGTTCGCGGTCTCCAGCAGGTTCGCCGGACCGCCATAGGTGGTGAAGGTGTCAAACGTGCCCAGCGGGAAGGCGATGCCCTCGCCCGTGGGGATCAACCGCTCAGATGTGCCGTTCGAAAGCGTGACCGAGCCGTTGTATTCCTCGAACAGGATCCCCGCGAAGGGGAAGGCGCGGCGCATGTCCTCGCGCAGGGGCTGGCCGCCGGTGGCCGAGAAGAACTTGTAGGCGTCCTCGGTCTTGGGGTGGCTGATCAGCTTGTCGAAGAATTCGGAGCTCACCAGCGCATGCGCGGTGGTCATGGTCTCGCCGAGCAGATTGTCCTCGATTGCGCGCAGGGTCGTGCGGACCTTGCCCTGGACGTTGGTGCCGGCGGTGCCAAAGACATAGTCGACCGAGATCTGTTCGAGCCCGAATTCGGTGAAGTAGTTGTAGAGGGTCGTGCCCGCGCCGTCCTTCACGATGCCGCGCAGCGCATTCATCTCCATGTATTCGCGGGTCTGGGCATGCTTGCGGCGCATCAGCGTGAGCTTGCGGTTCATCACCTCGACCAGCGGATCGGCCGCATCCGAGACGCCCAGCGCGGGCATGCCCTGAATGTCGGCGGGCAGGATCACGTCGTCATGCGGGATCCACGGCAGCGCGAAGCTGCGCATCGAGCGCGCCTCGCGGTTGCCGACAGTGGCGGGGGCGCCGAGCGGGACGGAGGGCAGGAGGCTGAGGACGCCTTCGCGCTGTTCGATCACGATGGAGCGCTGGGTGACGCCCTCAAAGCGGAAGAGGCCGATCTGGCCGAGGCGGGTATAGAGGTTGGGCAGGATGTTGATGGCCTGCGTCATCTCGGCGAGCGAATAGCCGCCCGCGTCGAACGGGTTGCGGGTGATGGTCATGGGGAACTCCGGGGAAAGAGGGGGTGCGACAGCACGATGGGGAGAAAGGGCGATCTGCCCGATCAGGCGGTGTCGCGGGGCACGATGCCGAGCGCGGCCAGCTGGCCGTGCTTGGTGGCGGTCTTGGGCGCGTCATCGACGGTGGGATCAAAAACGAGTGCGGCCTTCGAGACGATGGCGGGGCCCCGCGCGACCACCACGCCGATGGCGTCCGTGGCGCTGGCATCGACCGCGTAGAGCAGCACGGCGGCGGCGGTCTGCGCGCCGTCCGAGCCGCCCGAGGTGGCGAGCTTGTACTTGCCGCTGGCGGTAATCCGCCCCAGCACGGCGCCGACGGGATAGTTGGTGCCCTCGAGCAGCGTGACGGTCTCGCGGGTGTAGTTCGGGTTCACCTCGTACTTGAGGACATCACCCGTCGTGGCGGGCTGGTGAAGGACGGTCATGGCAGGGTGCCTTTCTCAGGGATGCAAGGGACCAAACCCCCGCCGCCGGGATGCGGCGGGGGCGAAGGACGGGCGGTTTCAGGGGGTGGGCTGTGTGTCGCTGCCGGTCGTCAGACCCGGTGGCCCGACGCCGCGGCGCGTTTCGCGGCGGCGACGATGGGGCTTTCCTTGGCGATCGGCAGGACTGGCGAGCGCGGGGCCGCCACAATGTCGCGCGCGTCAGCTGCGGCACTGGCGCGTTCCAGCACGAGGCGGCGCAGGGCCTCGGGGGTGGTGCCTTCGCGGAGCGCCTTCGCCGCGTCGATGGCGATGCCGAGGCGGCCCGCCTGCGCCGCAATCTCGGCGATCTCCGCCGCTGCCTCGCGTAGCTGCGCCGAGAGCTCGGCCAGATTGCCCGCCTGCGGGGCGGTCGGGGCGGGGGCAGCGACCGCAGCAGCGGGCAGTTGAGTTTCAGCGGGGGTCTGCGCGACATCAGGTTGATCATCGGGTGCATCGGTTTCACCGTCCCCGATGTCCGTCACATCGATTCCGGTGTCCTGCGGGCTGTCGTCGGGGTCGTTCTGGGTGGCCATGAGTGCCTCCTGTCTGGGGTGGGGAAGGGATGCGCGCGTGGTGCGCATGGGAGAGAGTGTCGGGGTGCGGGACAGCATCTGCCGGAACGCCGCGAAGCCGCGCGTCAGATCGGTGACCTCGTCGGCGAGGCCAGCGGCGAGAGCATCCGCGCCACGGTAGGTCGCGGCTTCGGTCGCCAGCGCGGCCTCATGACTGATCTTTCCAGAACGCCCGGCGGCCACGGTCTCCGCGAACAGAAACCGCAGCACATCGATCTCGCGCTGAATGTCACCGCGCACGCCCTCGGGCAGGGGCTGATACGGATTGCCATCGACCTTGTGCAGGCCGGAATGAATCAGCGTGACACGCACCCCGTCCTGATCGAGCTGCCCGCTGAGGTCGGCATGGAGCACCACAACCCCGATGCTGCCCAGCGCGCCGGTGCGTGGCAGCAGGATACGGTCGGCTTGGGAGGCGAGCGCATAGCCCGCCGAGAAGGCATGTTCGGCGACAAAGGCCCAGACCGGCTTGGCTCCTCGGATGGCACGAATGCGATCTGCGAGGTCGAATGCCCCGGCAACCTCGCCCCCGAAACTGTCGATTTCCAACGCGAGGCCGCGCACGGCCGGATCGCTGGCCGCCGCCTCGATCTGGGCTGCGATCCCCTCATAGCTGGTCTGGCCCGAGGACTGCCCGATCCAGCCGCCGCGATGGATCAGCACGCCCGCGATCTCGATCACGGCAATGCCGTCCACGACCGGATAGGGCGCATCGCCATGCTGGCGATAGCTGTCTGCCAGACCGCCAACCAGCAAGCTGGCGCGAGCGGGCAGGGTGGCCGCCCCAACCGGTGCCTCGACGTCGTTTGCCAGTTCGACCCGCCGCCCCAGGATGCGCGGACCAAGGCCAGACAGGAACGCCATGGCCTTGGAGGGTTCGACCAGCAGTGGCGTGTTGAAGGCGCGCGCGGCAATGCGGGCATGGAGCATCAGGTCTGGTCCTCGTCTGGGCGCGGGCGATCCTCCGCGTCGTCGGTTTCGTCATCACGGTCAGCTTGTTCTGCCTCGACCGGTACGGCCTGCACGCCCTGTGCGGGCGAGCCGGGGCGACGGAAATCGAGACCCAGCGCCCGTTCGCGCGCCCGCTCGGCGGCGATTTCGCGATCGACCTGTTCGGCGTCGTAGCCGCGTTCAGCGATAGCCTGCGTCCGGGATTTCAGGCCCGCCTCGATCTGGGCGATTTCGGCATTGGCGTCCTTCAGCGGATCGACCCAGTCCCATTTGGTGGGAAGCCAGTCGGCGGTCAGCAGCCGCGCGCGGTTCGCCTCGTAGCCGGGCAGGGTGAGCGCACCCGACAGCACGGCCGCATCCATCCAGCGGGCATACACGGGTCGGCAGAGCTGCCAGACCATCACCGAATGCTGCCAGGCTGAGACACGGCGCCGGAATTCGATCAGGGCGAGCCGCGAGTTCGAGAAGTTCCCCTTCACCATGTCGTTGGCGAGGTACGGGTAGGGGATGCCAAGTGCTGCCGAGATCTGCAGCAGCGTGCGGTACTGGAACGGCTCATAGGTTGCTCCGCTGTCGGCAGGCTGGCCCACAGTCACATCCTCGCCCGGATCGAGGCGGACGATCTGGCCGGGGCTGATTTCCACCCCATCTGGCACTTCGTCATCTTCGGCCGGCGCGAGCGGGTTCTCCGGTGCGGGGGAGGTCACGAACATCGCATACATTGCCGCGACCTTTTTGCGGTCGAGCTCGGCGTCGTCATACTGATCAAGCAGAAACAGCTTCACGATGGCCGGGGCCAGTTTCGACACCCCGCGCAGTTGGCCGCCCTCGACCGGGTCGATCACATGGATGACTTCGGCGGCGGGGACGCGCACCACCTCGCCCGCCAGCCCCGGATCAGTGCTGTCGCCAGGGTGGCGGCGCAGGAAATGATAGGCCACGCGCCGCCCGATGCGGTCGAACTCGATCCCCTGCCGGATGGCGTTGCCGTTGGCCGCCGTCCCGGTCTGCTCGAGCGGCAGCATTTCCGCAGGCAGCATCTGCAGCTGCAGCGGCACCGTGAGCCCGTCACCGGCGCGGCGCATGCGGATCCGGAAGAAGACCTCACCCGCGATGAACACCTCGCGGGCGGCGCGGCGCTGGAGCCCATAGAAATCCGTCAACCCCTCGGCATCGGCCTCGTCGGTCCAGGCGAGCCACAGGCGCTGCAGCTCTTCCTTGCGTGCGGCGTCGCCGATCTTCGAGATCGGCTTGATCCCGTCGCCCACAGTGTTGGCGGCCCAGCTTTCCACCGCATTCACCGCATAGCCGTTGTTGCGCACGAGCCAGCGCGCGCGGGCGGTGATGTCGGGTCCGGCGGCCGCGATCAGCGCGTTGACATGGGCGCGGGTCGCGCGGAAGCCGCGTAGGCGCCGATGATGCTGGCCGGCATCAAATCCGCCGATGAAGGCCCCGAGGCGCTGACGCCAGTTCATCGCGCTGGCCATCACAGGTCCTTCACGGCGAAGGGGCGCAACACGCGCCGGCTGGTCCGTTCCAGCGCCGCGATCCGCCGCTCGAGATCGGCAATGGCGGTGGCCAGCTCAGCGTCCGAGCCGTAATTGATGCTCTTGCCGTCATAGCTGACCGAGCGCGTGCCGCTGTAGCGCGCGGCCAGCAGCGCGCTGTGGCGGGCCTTGAGATCATCGAGGGTCATCGGGGTTCCGGTCATTCCATGTATCGCGGCGTGCTGATCTTCCAGCCGCGCCGCCTTGGCGTTGTCACTTTCCCGGCTTGCGGGGCTGTCGGTTTCTCGGGTGCGGCATCCATCGCGGCAGCGGCAGTCTCGACCCCTGCCTGTTTCTCCAGCTGCCGCCACATGCGCTCGTCGAAGCGGTCGGCGCCGAGGATCCATGCCGCGGCGCGTGCATAGACGCGGGCGTCGAGCGCCTCGTTGCGCTCGCGCAGCTTCTGCCATTCCTGTCGGGCATAGCCGCGCCGGTCGCGGATCGTGACCAGCTGCTCGGCCACCAGCTGTTTCAGCCATTCGCTGTCGACCCAGTCGGGCAGGTGGATCGTCCCTGCCGGGTTCGGCATGCCCAGCGCGATGTCTTCATCGCTGGGCCGCTCGATGCGCAGGTACCGATAGGTCTCGGCCTTGAAGGTGGCCGTGGCCACAGTCCAGAGCCGGGCCCCGCGCTTCAGCTTGCGGCCATTCACGGTGGCATCGACGTAGGTGGGCCCGGACACCGGAGTGGCCCTGTTGAAGCCTTCGAGCCCCTTCACGGGCGCAACCTGCGCGATGCCCTGCTTGCGCGCCCACGCATAGACGGCCGCCGACTCGTAGCCGGTGTCGATGGCGAGCTTCGCAAGCGTCATGACCGCGCCATTCTCATGGACCCATGTCTGGCTGAGCAGTGCAGTCAGCTTCTCCCAGCAGGCCGGATCATCCGGCCCGCCTGGAATGACGATGTGATCGACCAGCCAGCTTTCCAGACCGCGGCCCCAGGCCCAGACATCAACCTCGATCCGGTCCTTCTGAACATCGGCGCCGGCGGTCAGGAACAGACCGCCTGCGGGGATCTGCGCCGGGAAGGCCTCACGCCGATCCGCCAGCCGCTGCCACTCCGGCGCCTCGCCGCTTTCGATCCAGGTCTCGCCCAGCAGCGTGTTGCGCGCGGCGCGCAGCATCTCGTCCGAGCCCTGCGCCGCCAGCCAGTCCCGGGCGATCTGCTCCCAGCTCTTCCAGCCGATCGGCGAATAGAGCGCCGAGAGGTGGAAGCCGATGGCTGTCGGGTCCGCGCTGATTGCAGTTGCCCGCCACTCCCCCTGTGCCAGCATCTCCGTCTTGTGGTGCTCGGCGATGGAGCGCTCGCAGCCCTCGCAATGATAGGTGGCCGTCTCGGGCTTCCCCTTCGCCCAGCGCAGCCGCTCGAACTGCAGCCATTGCCTGTGGCCGCAATGCGGGCAGGGCACGAAATAGCGCCGCTGGTCACTGGCCTCGAACTCCCGCTCGATGCGCGACAGCCCCCGGATTGTCGGCGTCGAGACCATGAACACCTTGCGCCTGTGCGCGAAGGTAGTGGTCCGCGCTTCGGCGAGCGTGACTGGATCGCCTTCCTCATCGGCCGAGGCGGGGTAGGCATCAACCTCATCGAGAAACACATAGCGCGCGGGCATCGACCGCAGGCCCGTCGCGCTGTTCGCCCCGGTCAGCACCAGGATGCCGCCCGGGAATTCTTTTGAGAGCATCGAGTTGCCGGCATCACGCGAGCGGGCAGGACTGACACGTTCCTTCAGGGCCGGGCTGTCCTCAATCAGCGGGTCGATCCGACCGCGCGAGGTCCGCTTGGCCATCTCGACCGTGGGCAGCACCGCCAGCATCGGCCCCGGCGCGTGGTGGATCACGAAGCCGATCCAGTTGTTCCCCGCCTCGGTCGCGCCGACCTGCGCGGCCTTCATGAAGCTGATGCGCTGTGCCGGGTGGCTGGGCGAGAGCGCATCCATGATGGCGCGCAGATAGGGCGTACGCGCAGTCCGGTACCGCCCGGGTTCGGCCGAGGCGCGCGAAGACAGCCAGCGATGCGCATCGGCCCATTCCGACACCGTCAGATCGGCATCGGGCCGCATGCCCCGCCGCCAGGCGCGCAGGATGTCCTCGGCTCCGTCGAAGCCGAGGTCCAGATCGGCGCTCAGATCCTCATGATCAACTGAGGCTGACCCGGAGGTCTGCAAGGGCGTCGAGCTGCTCTCGGACATGGGTTTCCAGCACCCTTTGCAGGATCGCAGTCTCGATTGTCACGGGCACCCCCGATGCCTTCTCCATCTCTGCGGATAATTGCGCTGCCATCAGTGCCGCCACGCGGGTGGGCCAGGTGACCCATGTGTCGCGCTCCTGGCGCGCGAGGCGAAACACCAGTGTCTCGGCGCGCGCCCGGTCGACCAGCACGCCCTTCTTCTTCTGGATCGACAGCTGCCGTTCCTGCGCCTGGTAGACCGTAAGCGCCGTGCGCGCCTTCAGATAGGAGGTGCTGTCGCCGGGACCGGAAACGCCGCTGGTGCCACCGCTAATCCCACCACCATCACCGCCGACGCCAAATCCACCCCGCGAGCGCATCTGCTGGTCCGGATCGGTCACCGCGCCCCGACGCGCATCGGACGCCGTCGCGTTGATCGAGCCGTCCGCAAAGAGCACCAGCCGACCGGTCTTGCGCGCCTTTTGAACCGCCCCGCGCGAGAGGCCGGAATGGGCGGCATAGGCGCGCTCAGAGATACCTTCCATGGCGCTGCGATGATCCTCAAGATATTGGAATTAAACGGAAATAATCTTCTTATTCAGTTGATTACACTCCCGAATAGAGCGACTCTGTCATCAAGGAAGAAGTGCATCGCGCATAACGCAAGGAGCCAGAACCATGACCATCGCCATCCCCTCCGACACGACACGCATCTTCATCGACCGCACCCGCTTTGTGCAGGCCATGACCACTGCCACACTGCAGCGCCACCTCAATGACCAGAGCCTCAACGCCGAGGTCTTCGAGATGGCGGGCCGGGTCGGGATCGACTGCCTGACCATCGAGCTGGCGGATGTTGTTCCGGTCCTGAAACAGCACGGGCTGATCTGAGCCTGCGCGCCCCTGAACCACCCGGAGCAAAGCCATGCCATGCCGCACCAAAACCGATCCTACTACCCAGCGCGATGCCGTCATCCTCGAGATCGCCCAGCGCCAGTTCCGCCTCGAGACGCTGGAAACCCGCAACCGGGATCGTCTCGATTTCCATGATGTGGCGGTCTGGGCCCTGCGCGCC